CCATGAGAGCTACAACGATGTTCGGCGGCCGGTTAATATCCAGTTCGTATTTCTTGAGGCTGTCCTCTGTCACTCCCGGCAAGCTTTCTACTGCCCCGGCTCGTGTCAAGAACTTCTCGTTGTACATTGCTGCTCTCATTCGTGCCTCGTAGTACCTGTTACCACAGGCTTTTGTTGCCTGCCTCGCCATTTATTTTCGCCTCCTCCCGGTGTAAAATTTTCATAGATTGAAACAAGGAGTTTGACGCTTGCAGCGTCACATTTTGCTCTTTCTATGTCTTGAATGTCCCGTTTTGGGTCATTCGTGGGTAAAAAATTTATCGCTTTCTTACTGGCGGCATTGTGTTATCGAAAATGTCGTCACCGTAGTAGTTCAAAGCTCGCTTAATGCGGAGTGCCAGTTTCAGCGACGGTTGTTTGTCTCCGCTCTCGACCTGTGAATAGTGGCTACGGCTCATTCCGATAGCGTCACTTAATGTCTGTTGGGTGTAGCCGTTGGCTTCCCGCAACGCTTTCAGCTTTGCTCTCATGTCCTGCTCCTTTCTCAATCATTTTGCCCCCGTTTGGGTTGCTGTGATTATAGTATAGTTCCTGTTTGGGGCAAAGTCAACCATTTTCCCAGAAATATTCGACTATTTTTTATTTTTTGCCGATTTTTGGGGCAATCACTACACAAAATGGGGCATACCCGATATAATTAAACTTTGGAGGTGCATTACTATGTCAAAATTCGCAAACCGCCTCATATCCCTGCGTAAAGAGCGTAATCTCACGCAAGAGGATATAGCAAAAATCATTTACAAAAAGCGTTCCACCGTCTCTGGATACGAGACCGAGGGCAAACAACCAGACCTCGATACCGTCTGCCTGCTGGCGAAGTATTTCGGTGTTTCCACCGACTACCTACTTGGATATACAGACCGTCCCAATCATAGCGAGGACGTGTTTTACAACGATACCGTAAACTTTCAGAAGCACTTCAACAATTTGCCTGCCGAACTACGTCCGGCTGTCTCAAAATGCTTTGACGATTTCTACCGGCTCCTCAACCGGGATATGCAATGCGCTCGCCCGGAGCGTATCGCTCTCTACGAGGAACTGCTGCGTACCTTGCAGTCGCTCCGCTCTGAAATCCAAAAGAAGATTGAAGCTACTGGCGGTGCGGTTACAGACCCCGTTGTGCTGTCTGACCTCATGGCCTTGCAGTCCCAGCTCAAAAACGAGATTGCCTCTCTGCTTGACCGGCTCATGCAAGCCGATATGGAAATCGCTTTTAACGTCAAGAACGGCGTAACAGGCGCATTCTCCGGCAAGACGGCAATGTGATTGTTGTTGACTTCCGCCCCTCCGTGTGAGGGGCTTTTCTTTTACTGAGGAGGTGTTTATTTTGGCTTACTGCCTTTACCTGCGTAAATCCCGTGCCGACATCGAGGCGGAGGCTCACGGTGAGGGTGAAACTCTGGCCCGTCACGAAAAACTCCTGCTCGAAGTTGCAAAACGAGGGCATTATAATATCACGCAAATCTACCGTGAAATCGTCTCTGGCGAAACAATAGCTGCCCGCCAAGTCGTCCAAAAGCTCCTGCAAGAGGTCGAGGACGGAAAGTGGGAGGGTGTTCTCGTCGTTGAGGTCGAGCGTCTTGCCCGTGGTGACACAATCGACCAAGGTGTTATGGCGCAGGCTTTCAAATACTCCGGTACTAAAATCATTACGCCGTTGAAAGTGTACGACCCAGCGAACGAATTTGACGAAGAATATTTCGAGTTCGGCCTGTTCATGTCCCGCCGAGAATATAAAACAATAAAACGCCGCTTAGTCCGTGGTCGGAACGCCTCTGCAAAAGAGGGTAAATGGGTGTCCGGGCTTGCACCTTACGGGTATGAGCGTGTCCGCATTAAGGGTGATAAGGGCTGGACGCTCCGCCCTGTTGAAGAACAGGCTGATATCGTCCGCTTTATTTTCAAACTCTATACCTCTGGCGAGGAGGACGATAACGGCGAAGTCCGGCGGCTCGGAACATACACTATCTCGAAGCGGCTCGACAGTTTGGGTGTGGCTCCGCCCTCCTCTGCTCAATATTGGAATGACAGGACTGTGCAGTGCATTTTACAAAATCCTGCATACATTGGCAAAGTCCGCTGGGGTGTGAACAAATCCAAGAAAAGGATTGTCAACAACTCCATTGAGGTTGAGCGGTACAAGGCTCCTGCCGACGAGGTAATCTACGTTGATGGTCTGCACTCTGCGATAGTTGATGAAGCCATTTTCCAGAAAGCTCAAGACCTGCTCAAACGCTCCGGCCCACCGCCGGTTCCGAAGCGAAATTCCGTGGTAAATCCTCTGGCTGGTATTTTGGTCTGCGGGAAATGTGGCCGCAGTATCGTCCTGCGGAGAGGCCGGATTGATATTCTCATCTGTCACAACCGTATCTGCGACAATGTAGGCTCAAAGTATGAATACGTCGAAGAACGGTTACTGCAGGCTCTCTCCTCATGGTTGGACGGCTATCGCCTCGAATGGTCTGACAAACTCCCAGCGGACGAGCAAGCCATCCTCGACCTCAAGCAAAAAGCTCTGCGTAAAACTGTGACCGAGCTCGAAACGCTACACAAGCAACTCGAACGCACCCACGACCTTTTGGAACAGGGTGTTTACGATACCGACACTTTCCTTGTGCGCTCCCGCTCTCTCACAGAGCGTATTGCTGCTGCCGAGGAAGATATTTCTACCCTTACCGCCGAAGTGCAGGCGGATAAGGAACGTGCAGCAAGTCGCCTTAACGTAATACCAAAGGTCGAAAAGCTCCTCGAAGTGTACCCCGTTCTCCCATCTGCTCAAGCAAAAAACGAAATGCTCAAAGAGGTTCTTGAAAAGGTCGAATACACCAAGAATGAACGTTCCGGGCGAAATGGCCCATTTGATAATTTCGAGCTGGTGCTTTATCCGAAGTTGCCGCCCAAAATCGAGTAATACAAAAGCCGTCCCTTTGTGGGGCGGCTTATTTTGCTTACAACCTTAGAAATATTATTTGTATTCTTTCGGAACAGCTCTGTGTTGTTTTAACCGGACTTGGCCGGCTTTCGGCAATTTCAAATATCCATTCAATATGGCAATGTTTCCGTTGATACAGATCGTTGAATAGCTCTTTTTATTCTGTTTTTTAGATTTAAACTTTGGAAAACCTGTCTTCGGCTGTTTGAAAAAATTCTGAAATGCCGTATCAAGATGCCGAAGCGATTGTTGTAATGCGACACTGTCTACTTCCCTCAAAAATGCGTATGCTTCTGTTTTCTTCATTTCAGCCATTTCTTTTGCACAAACCGTGTAAGTTACCGCGGTTTTGTCCTCCTCATACTGCCTGATTTTTCTGGCAAGCCAATGGTTGTACACCATTCGGACACAGCCGAACGTTCTGGCAAACAAAACTTTCTGCACATCGTCGGGGTATATTCTGAATTTATATGCTTTGTTTGCCATGTTGGTCACTTCCTTTTTCGATCCGTTTGTCCCTGACTTTCAATGTATTTTTTGATTACTTCCATCGGGGCACCGCCCGTTGTGAGCAGGCAAAAACTCTGGCTCCAGAAATGTTCTTTCCATAATTTTTGCTTTATCTGTGGAAATTCTTTTTTCAGAAGTCTGCTGCTTGCACTTTTATATGCGTTTATGAACTTGCTTATTTCTGTATTTGGATGCGCCTTGAAAAGTATATGCACATGGTCTTTATCGTGATTCCATTCTTCAAGGGTGATATTGTAATTTGGAGCAATATACGCAAAGATCTCTTTTGCCCTGCCGGAAATTGCGTCATCAAAAACCTGTCTGCGGTACTTAACCACAAGAACAAGATGATAGTGCAGCAAAAACACTGAATGTGCATTATTATCCAAATCCATTGTATTTCGACCCCTTTCTGCCATTCGACTGATTCTATTATACCATGATTAGAACCCACTATCAAGAAGGTAACGGACGCAATTCATCTCCCACCTTAGAGGTCGGAGTCTTCTTGCTGAAAGAGGATAAAAGTCCGTTTTCTGCTGACTTTTCTTCTTATTATTAGTCAAGCGGATATTCGCAATCCGTTTCGCTACTTGCTCATAACCGAATAACTGCTTCGCAGCTTATCAGGAGTGACTTGTACCACTCCTGATACAAACAAGTCCCAACCCACTGCTTATTGCTCCACGCAATGGAAGCAGGGGACTTGCTTGATTCGATTAAATCACTTTCGTCGTCCACTCCGAGCAGTCCCATACGCTGGTTGCCAGGCCATCATAAAATTCCGGCTCATGGCAGACCATAAGAACAGTTCCTTTGTACTCTTTCAGTGCGTTTTTTAACTCCTCTTTTGCGTCTACATCGAGATGGTTGGTCGGCTCATCGAGGACAAGAAGATTGGTTTCGCGATTGATCAGTTTACAGAGGCGAACTTTTGCCTGTTCTCCTCCTGAGAGCACACGCACCAGGCTTTCAATGTGCTGTGTGGTAAGACCGCATTTGGCAAGCGCCGCACGGACTTCATACTGAGTATAGGATGGAAATTCTTCCCAGATTTCCTGGATACAGCTGTTGGTGTTGCCTTTTGGCATTTCCTGCTCGAAATATCCGATTTCCAGATAATCGCCAAGCTCCACGTCTCCG